TTAACAATGTATATACTTCCTTATCTCGGCCTCAATCTCTCTGAGAGCAGAGTCCGATAAAACGAGGAATGGTCTTGGGGGTATTTTGATGGTGTGCGCTTGTATTTCTGATCCTCTTCCAAATTCAGTTCCTTTTTTGAACTTACCTTTTTTCTTCCCTTTTGTATAGCGGGAATGAATAAATAGATTTTGTCTTGCTGCCTGATTTATTGTTCCACCGAATTGATGAATAGCTGCATAATTCTTATTGGTTCCCACTTGTGCAGAATTATTATCGTATTTAGAAATTATTGATTTTAATAATTGTCCTGTTCTCTGCAGTATTTTCCCTGGCCAATATCCTTTACTCTGACGGTCCTTAATTGTTTTTTCAGATAGTGCTCTCCATGCAGGACGACCTTCCTGTTCAAAATTTTCGTGAACATCATCCAACATTATTCCGGAAATATTTCTCATTAAGGGTTCACGATTTTGAATTTTGTTTAATACCCTCAATAATGCAGGTTCTATTTCAACTTTAATTTCTTTTTGCATCTTTTTTATACTGATTAACTATATCTTTATCATATTTTGTAAGATCGGGTTCAAATGCTTTTAATCCGGGATTGTAAGCCCATTCATCTGGAGGAAATAATGACTGATCGGGCATTTCTGTTTCAATTGTCAATCCTTTACTTAATACTTGTGCTTTTGTGAGAGCTCTTACCCAGCATCTGCAGCCCCAATCATTAGGGGGATAAAATATTTGCCAGAACGGATGTTGATAGTGATAAACCTTATCATTCAGCTCAGCGTGAGTTATCCTGGTATTTTCATCCATCACCGCTTTGTATTGCCAGTAGGGACGATTATCAGAATTTTCTGATTGAAACTTGTAATGACCAACTGAGTAAGCAACTGTAAGATTGGTGTAGTAAATTGTTTCTAATCTTTTAGGACTGCCTAACTGAACCTCTCTTAAATTTCCTTTCTCATCAAACATTTCTTTTTTACCCCACCATCCAAGTGCCTGAAGTTTGGGAGCTAAATCGTGTTCAAATTCATCATAAGTAATTCCATCTTCAATTGCTTTATCAACCATTTCTCTTATTGTTTGCAGTACATCCATTCTCATTGCTTTTGCAACAGTAAACGCTTTGTGGTGTGCATCCTGCCAAACCTCAAACCAATCAAAAGAAAATCTGTATCCCTTTGATTTGAAATACTTAATTACATCTTCCGGTTGAAGAGTAATTGCATAACTTAAATTAACCTTCCTTGGCATTTAACCTTCCCCAAATCTCACTTATAAAAAGTGCCTTTTCAAGAAGTGATTCTAATTGAGAGGTTTTCATATCGGGATATAATTCTGCAAGCTTTTCCTGCACTTCAGAATAATCCTTGCTTGTTTTGATTAGATCAAAAACTGGTTTTAATGTTTGCTCGATTTGTAGTTGGAGTAATTTATCGGGAAGATTATCAATCATATTATCAAGTTCTGCTCTCCCTGGTTGTTTCTGAATCTCTGCAAATTCTTTCTTTCCGTCAGCTGACGGATTATCTTTTGCTTTGTTTGGATTGCCGGTATCAGATTGCTTTTTGTTATTGTTCTGCTGATCAACAATATCATTTGTAGATTGTTCTACATCAAAATCATCATCTTCAAGATTGTAAGTTTTCTTTATATAGTCTTTTGTAAATTTAATTCCTATTCCCTGAACTAAAATCTGATCTCTTTCAGCTATTGTTTTATCTACATCCTCAACATCATACAAAATAAATTTAGGTGCTTTGCCTTCTCCAAAGTTTAATCTGTGAGTGTGATAAATAATTTTATTCCAGAAGTTTTCAACAATCTTCTGATCAGATAAGTTGATATCTTCCTCTCCTTCTTTTTGAGTTTGGGAAGCAGCATAAGATCCTCTGCCTTGCTGTAATTCAACTGTATTTGTAACGGTTAAAACTGCTTTAGAGATTTCTTTATTGCAGAACTCGACTAATTTTTCGTAAAGATCTGCACTTCCCACTTTACCAGATGCTTCAAGTATTTGAACACTATCAGTATCATTTATAACGGCAACAGCATCCTGAATCATATTTGAAAGCGATGTAGCAAATTTATCTGCATCTTCCTTTTTTGTTCCCTTGGGAACCTTGCCAACCAAAAAAGGCATTCCGTATTTTTCACTCATAGTTAGCCAAAATTTGAACCCGCCTTTTTTGAAAGTGATTGGCCAAAAAACTTTTGCCGCTATTCTTTCACCATAAGGATTTAAGTAAGTTGGTTTGTAGCGGGAAACATTAAACGCTAATTCTTCTGCGGGAATTCCTTCATTTGAATTTTTTGTTTTAATCCTAAGCTGATTTTTAGTATCATAAAAAAAATATTCCTGCGGTCTGTCTTCAACTCTTGGAATTCTTCTGCCATCAATAAGATCCCAGTAAACAACGAATGGCTGATAACCGAAATAAATACAATCGAGGATTAATCCATTTAGATAATGAAGATCAATATTTTCAAAGTAGTTTTGAAAAAATTTAACTTCTCTCTTTAATACTCCTTCCCCTTCAATTTCCCAAAGCATTGATTGAATACCTGATTTTCTTTTATCAAGTACTGCGGATAAATGAGGATCAGTTAATAACTCTCGATAAGTGGAAATATCAAGTCCTTTAGATTTTAGAACTGGATCAGGATCAGGGAGATAAGTTAATGCTGAAAAATAATTTAGTTGATTTTCTCTGTTTGCAAGGTCTTGCTGTGAATTTAATCTGCTTGTAAAATCCAGGAATGATTGTTTGATAAAGTTTAAGACGCTCATCTAATTTCCTTTCTCAATTATTTACAAATATATCCTTTAAGTAGTTTTTTTTAATCCAAACCAATGGGCAAACGATTTGGTTTATAAAGATTTGATCATAAAATAAATTTCGCACAAGCAAAACGGAATAAAAAATAAAGGTTACCAAATGAAAAATTGGTTTGAAATTTTTAAGGCAGGCAAACACACATCCTCCAACGGTGTAACAAGAGAATACACAGTTGAAGACTGCCAAAAGATAGTTGACAATTATAATTCCAATGTTACCAATCACGAAGCTCCGATAGTAATCGGACACCCAAAAGATAATGACCCAGCATATGGGTGGATCGAAAAATTAAAATTAGTCGGAGATACAATACTTGCAAAACCGAAGCAAGTGGTTAAAGAATTTGCTGATGCAGTTCAACAGGGACTATATAAGAAAAGAAGCATTTCACTTTATCCGGATTTTACATTAAGGCACGTTGGTTTTTTGGGAGCTGTCCCTCCCGCAGTTAAAGGATTGGCAGATTTAAAATTTAATGACTCTTCTGACCCTGAATTATTTGAATTCAATGAGGAAAATGATCAGGAAAAATCGAAATATCTTAATCAGATAGCAGATCTATCCGAAATGATTCTTTCTAAAGAAAAAGAAATTTCTGTTTTGAAGAATTATGAAACAGATAACGCCAAATTAAAATCTGATCTTGAGTTTGCACAAAAGAGCAAAGCAGATGCTGAAGCAAGTATTCAAAATCTGAACTTAAAAATGAGAAAGATGGAATTTGAAAGTTATCTGAATGACAAGATTGCTTATGGAACCTTAACTCCTGCACAAAGCGAAAAAGTAAGTCTGCTTTTAGAGGCTTTGGATTCAGTTCAGTTGAAGGAAGGGGATAATAAAGAATTGGTTTTTGAATTTTCTGATGGAAAGAAAGCTAATCCAATTCAGCTTATGAAAGATTTTGTTGAATTACTACCTAAGCAGATTAATGAGCCAAATAAAAAAGTAAATAAGGAAAATCGGAAGGATGAGCAGGATTTTAGCGAAGAATTAGAAACTGCCAATAGAATAGCAGGAACAATTAAAGTTTAATTAAAAAATTATAACTCTTTTAAGAGAAGGAGAAATACTAATGGATTACGGAATAACAACTCAGTCAAAAATAATTGATAATCTCTTTGCAGGAGATTTCCCAAAAGTATCATTACCGGTTACCGTTGTTTCCGGGTCTGGTGTTTTGATAAGGGGAACATTACTTGGAAAGGTTACCGCATCAGGAAAATACAAACCATACAATAATGCAAATGTAGATGGATCAGAAACAGCAAAATTGGTTTTGGCGGAAGATATTGACGCGACAAGCGCAGATGTGAAAACAACTGCATTTGCTGCAGGAGAATTTAATGAGGCCAAGCTTATTGGATTAGATGCAGCCGCAAGAGTTGATTTTGAACCTGGAACATCTCCAATATTCATCAAAAAAGTTTATTAAAAACTTAACTCAAACTATTAACGGAGTAAAAAATGTTAAACGTATTTGGATGGCTCGTCCTTACAGAAGCGGTTAATAAAATCGTTTCACCAAAAACTTTTATCCTGGATACATTATTCAGACCAAAGAAAAAGCAACACGCCACCGATAAAATTCAGCTATCAATTAAAGTTGGCAATAAAAAATTAGCTCCCTTTGTTAAAAGAGGAGACCCTGCTCACGTAATTGAAAAACTTGGAAGTGATGTTAACTTCTTTCAATTGCCTCGCATAAGAATGAAAAAACCTCTTGAAGCAAAAGAACTTCTGTTTGAGCAGGATGGATCAATGCCGATCTATGCAGGTACTGGAGATATATCGTCTTACAGGGAAAGAAAAATCGGCGAAGAACTGCAGGACCTTAAAGATAGAATTACCAGGAGAATGGAATGGTTGGCTGCTCAAGCTCTTTCCGGAGGTGTTTCCGTCACTCAAAATGATCTACAAATAAGCTATGATTTTCTTATGCCTGCTGGCAATAAACCTGCTTTAACAGGCACAGCACTTTGGAGTGATTTGGCAAATGCTGATCCTATCACAAATATCAGAACCTGGCAGCAGATAAGTCAATCTGCTAGAGGAATAATTCCAACTGTAGCAATTGCAAGAACCGAAGTTATAAATCCTCTTTTAGCTAATCAGAAAGTAAAAGATTATTTGAATAATCGAAGAATGGTAGTTGGTCAGATTGATACCAATAAAATCGCCAATGAGCTTGGTGTAAAATATATTGGCCAGATTGAGGGGGTTGATATTTATGAATACAATGAAACCTACACTGATGATGCAGGATCAACTCAGCCATTTATTCCCGCTGATAGATTTGTGCTTGTCTCTCCAAGCGCTGAAAACAGATTGCATTTCGGTGCAATAGAAGATTTACAGGCGGGAAGAAACATAGCTATGGAATTCTTTTCAAAAGATTGGATTACTGATGATCCTTCAACTTATTGGATGCTTGTTGAAACCAATCCACTACCTGTCCCACACGAACCGGAAACAATTGTTTATGCAAAAGTTTTATAAAAGGTGAATGATGACAGATAAAGTAAAAGTTGAAATTGTTGGTTCCGTATATGACGGGACCGAATACTTAAAGGGAGTTGTAGAACTCCCTGAAGATCAAGCTTTAAGTTTGATTGCAAGTAAACACGCAAAGCCATTTTATGAACCGGAAGAATTAATTCCCGGTGAATCTGAAAATGATAATCCTGAAGATTCAAAAAATGAAGAACCTGAAGGTGCAGAAAAACCAACTCCAGAAGATGAAGAACTCCCGAATACAGATATCAATGAAGCTGTAAAAGAGCCTGAACCTCAATTGTCAGAGGAGAAGGATCAGAACCAGCAAAGCAGAAGGTTTGGAAGAAGAAATAAATAGTATTTACAAATAACAAAATTTAATACTTTGGAAAAGTGGCTTATTCAACAATCACAGATATATTATTTGATTTACCCAAAAAGGAAGTTGTTAATCTAACAAATGATGAAAACAAGCTTTATGAACAGATCAATTTTGAGGATGTAAATGATGATGTTGTTAAAAGAGTAAATCAAGCTATTGAAGATGCCGATAATGAAATTAACGGTTATCTGAGAAGCCGCTATTCCGTTCCTCTTATTGCCCCTGTTCCAAAGCTAATCACCAAAATTTCAAAAGATATAGCTATCTATAATCTCTTTTGCAGAAGGTTCAAAATTGATATCCCCTTTAGAGAAGTTTATTTAAGTCGTGTAGCTGAATTAAAGCTGATACAAAGCGGTCAAATGCATCTTGATGTTGATGCAAGCTTGGATTCAGTAGGTATCTATTTAACAAATAAAACAAGCGATAATCGACTTTTCAGTAAATCGGAACTGGATAAATACTGATGACTTTAATTGAAGAAAAACAATTGATAGTTGAAAAATTAGTTGCGGCTATTCCTGAGGCAACGATTGAGACAGAATTTGAAAGATTGTTTACTGAACCTGAAGGGAAGTTGGTGGTTCTTTACAATACAGGAACCTATTCAAAGACTGATAAAACTCCGATACAAAGCAGATTGAAGAAAAAGAGATGGACAATATCAGTAACCACAAGAGATCCACTCAAGGAAGATATTGCCCTTAATTATCTGGAAAAAATTGAAGCTGCTTTACACGGTTTAAAAGTTGGTCTTGAAGAACGGGAAAGATTATTCCCGGATAATGAAAGATTCGAAGAATTTATCCAGGGGACAGAAGTATACGCGTACAAAATTGATTTTGTAGCTGAACAAGTGAAATTCATCAATCCGGCAAATGCCTAATAATACAGAATGATTATAGATGGACAAATTTTTAATGGCATATAACAAAGTGATGGTTGATGAAGGCGGTTATGTCTTTGATAAAGATGATTTAGGGGGTGAAACGTATAAAGGTATTTCCAGAGTGTTTAATCCCAACTGGGATGGATGGAAAATAATTGATGCTTATAAAAGCAGATCTGATTTCCCAAATTGTTTAGAAGCTGATCTGGACCTTCAGTATTTGGTCAAATTCTATTTTAAGAAAAAATATTATGATCCTTATCTCGGGGATCGGCTTGATGATGCAATTGCTGAGGAAATGTTTGATCAATCTGTAAATCTTGGACTGCCAAAAGCAGTTGAACATTTGCAGAGGGCATTAAACATCTTAAACCGAAACCAAAGAGATTATGAAGATATAAAAGTTGATGGAATTTTTGGTCAAAATACTCTTAAGGCATATCTGAAATGTGTATCTGTAAGAGGTACAAAATTATTGTTCAATGTTTTGAATGGCTACCAGGTAAAAAAATATATAGAACTGATGGAAAAAGATGCGTTTAAAGAAAAATATATTGGATGGTTTAACAGAATCGAGATTAAAAAATGAACGGAAACTCAGATGACATCAATCCAAGACCGGCGGAAATAATTCCCGGGCAAACAAATGTAGAAAAAATTAATCAAGGCAAATTGAAAATAACAATGGAGAAAAAACAAATGTACGGAATAGAAGAAACAAAAGATGTTGTAAAGTTCCTTTGCAAATCAACTAATGCAGTAGTTGAATCATTAAAGGATGATGGGAAAATAACTATTGGCGATTTCCCGAAATTCGGCGGGGTTGCAATGTCATTGTTCCCTGCTTTTAGCGGAATCAATGAAGTACCAAATGAACTTGCAGAGCTTTCTGAAGATGAAGTAACAGAACTTATTGCTCTGGTTAAAAACGAACTTGATCTTGATGGAAATGTTGAGGAAGTAATATCCAAGGCATTAAAAATTGCTGTGGATATAAAAGATTTGATTGATCTTGTAAAACAATTGAAAAATGGTGCAGATTAGGTAATGCCCGAAGAAGAAAAAATACATTTCTGGCAGAAAAAAGAGATTTGGGCAGGGCTAATTTTCCTTACAGGCGGTGTAAAATATTTTTCAAGCCCGAATACAGTTGCACATCAACTTGCTGATTATACAATTTCAGTAGGTATTCCTCTTGCACTTGGTGTTCTTGGTGTTAAAGACGGTGTTAAAAATAATAGTTTGCCCAGTGGCTTAAATAAACTTTATCAACTTGTAAAGGATCGAAAATGAAAAAGATTCTGTTGTTTGCAGTAATTATGCTTTTGATGTTCATTGTAAATTGCAACGGACAACCAAAAAGCGATTATGAAATTTATTCCAGCCCAGTAACGGGGGCTGCAAAATATCATTTCTTTTTAGAGAAGAAGAGTGCAGCTGCTTATAAGTTGGTTCAAGGAATGGATTATCTAAATCCGAATGTATCAACTTTGAAAGTAGGTGAGGCAACTACACCGGTGTTTACAATAAATCTTAATAATGATGGCTCTGAATATACAGTTGGAATAGTGGCTGAAAATTCTGCGGGATATTATTCGGGAATGGGTGTTGCAATCGGAACTGTTGGAACCGTCCCTTCGGTACCGGCGGGGATAGGATTAAGGAAAAAATGAAAATAGGGGAAGCTCTTTTAATCATATGGTTCATTATAATTCTGGCATTTATTTCTTTTGCCCAGGATACAACATCAACCATAATTTTGACTTTCAGTGAAAAGATGAATATTGAAGGATTATTAAATCCGGGAAACTATTCAATCACTGATGAGCAAAGTAAAAATTATCCGATTTATAAAGTTGGAATTGTAAAGGCAGCTGATGGGATTCAAGTAAGTGACACGAGCAGAGTTGCATTGATTGTAAAAAGACTGCCATACAGAATGAACTTTACTGTTAGAGCTTTTAATGTAAAAGATAAAGCAGGGAATTTTATTTCAGGGCAAAACTCAGCTTGGTTTTTTTATAATGGATTCGCTCCTGATGAAATTCAAACCCCGGCTGTAACCGTAAAAAAGAATTAAGAAAAAACTAATCTCCGTTAGCTAAAAATTTGCAACGGTATGGAGATAAAAAATTGATAAAACTTATTGCTGAAATTATAAATGGGATTGATCACTCACAATTTATAACATTCAAAGAGCTTGTTGCATATGTATTTGCAAGTTCGGGACTGCTTACTTTGATATTTGTAATATTAAGCAGGCTATTCGATAAATCATCAAGAGTAATGATTATGGAAGAAATAAAAAAAATAGACGAACAATATCAAATGAAAGTTACAGAGATTGAAAGAGATGTTACTAAAATGAGATCAAATTATCTTGATAGATTTTCTGAACAAAAAGACTTGATCAATGAAAACAAAGAAATTGCCCAAACCAATCACAACGAAGTAGTTAATATCTTAATCGGAATTAAAAAGGACATTGAATTTTTACAGAGAAAAGTCGGATAATAAAAAGATTATAATAAAGGAGAATTAAAATGCCTTACAGTGCAGCGGGACTCAAACAAATTATAATGTGCGATAAAGGTTCGCTGGCTACAACCCCGGTTGATCCAATTGCGCTTGGTGTACGCAAAGATGCGACCCTAACAATTAACCACTTTAAGCAGGTTGAAGATTACCGGAAAAGAAAACTCCGTAATATGCTAAACTTTAAGCTTGAAGGCGAATCAATGCAGCCAACAGTTTTTACTTTTAAAAAATTGATTGACTGGCTTAACGGAAATGTTGATATGCAGGTAGTTACCCAAAATCAATCTGCATTAACAAAGGATGTATTTAAATTTATTACTGGTAAAGAACTGGGAATTGATTTTGATTGGACATTCAATCAAGATGGAAGAAGTTGTAAGGTCAGCTTCGAAAGGGCTTTTCCGTTCAACGATGCTGTTACATTTATTGACGCTGCAGATAATACAACAGCTGTAACCTTCGCTGGCATAACAGATGATGGAACTGATTTAACCCTTTACCGTGGGTCATCTCCGGACAAGTTTGAGAAACCCGCGGCCTCAAGTCTCGGAAGCTTTAATCTTGTAACTGTTAGGAGTCTCAACATAAAGACTGAGAATAAAAAAAGCATTGATAATATGTCACTCGTTGATAATCTAATGATCACACTTGAAATGACGGGCAGGGAAGCTGCAATAGCTGATTTTATCACACGTCTTAACAAACAACAACTTGATAGCGTTATATTCCAGGAAAAAAACTCTGGAGCTTATTATGATAAGTTTGATTTTAACTCGCTTGTACTGTCACAGACAGATGAGTTTATAATCAATGACGAGGAAAGAACATTAAAGATAGTTCTTGAAGGCAGGGTACCCATTTATGCAGTATCCTTCCTGTATGGTACTGGTAATGGTGGCGACGCTGCTGATACGAAGGGAACCTCAGGAGGAACGATAAAATTTGGTTATTAAGAGAGGTTGATATGGAATTAAAAATTAAAATACCAAAAGGTAATTATGCTTTAAGAACATTTGATAAAGATGGATTACAAATATTCTATGCTTCTACCAGAATTGGGGGACTAAGTTTTGAGAAAGATTCTTTGACCTGCACAATCCCCGATGCATCTGTTAATTATGAATTGAAGGATCTTTCTTCGCGAAATATTGCAAAGAAAGGATCGGTTGAAATTTATAAACCCAAGAATGATGAAAAATGAAAACCTATTTAATTGATGATAACGAATTCACATTAAAAAAATCATTTACATTAAATGAATTAGATAAAATCCAAAAGCTATTTGCAGGTCTCAAATCGGAAGATCCTCAAAGTCTTTTAATGAATATATCCAATGCTGATATAAAAGAATTTTTGGGAATGGCTCTCGAGTCAAAGGAAGGAATTAAAAAGGATTTGGATTTTGGGAATATAAAAGAAAGTGAAGCGGTTGAAGTTGTAAAAGATTTTTTTTTGCAAAGAATAGGATTGATGAAAAATACCTTAAAATAATTAATGATGCCAATGAAGAGATAAAGCATTTATCTGATCAACTATTGAATCTGAGAGATTATACTTCCGAGTTTTTTATCCCTGAACTTGAATTATCAGATCAAAAAATGATTGCTTACACACTATCCGAGGGCGACTTGATAAAATATCAACAGATAATGAATACTGAAGTGGAAAGTGTCTACCAAATTTATTACCTCAACAAAATAAAATTATTAAATCAATTATCCGATAATCTTGCTTATGCTAAACACCTAAAAAGGTTAAAGAATGGCTAATGAAGATCGTGAAATAGTACTTAGGCTGCTTGTTGATGGTCAGGAGGCGATTGCCACAATCAAATTAACTGATGAACAAGTCAAAAAATTAAAAAAGACCGCTTCGGAAGTTGATGATAAATTTATTCAGGCTTATCAAAACATTACCAAAGAGTTGTTAAAATTTAATACTGTAAATGATGAAAGTATTGAAGCAATTACAAAATGGTTGGCAACTCAAAATTTGACTGAAGAAGTTATAGATGGAACGATTTCACGACTTGAAGCAGAAAGTAGACAATTAAATTTAAATTCACAGGAATGGAAAAATAATCAAACCGCCTCAACAAATCTTCAGGGGGCTTATTCCAAGTTAATCCAACAAAATATGAGTTTGGGGAGTACACAAAATACAGTTGTCGCCGGCACGCAGAAAATGAATATGGCGATCATGCAGACAGGGTATGTAATGAATGATGCTCAGATGTTTTTGGTTAATTTCAGAATGGGAATGATGGGAATTTCAAACAATATCCCCATGATTATCAATTTATTTAGACAATCAGCCGTTGAAGCAAAGAGCATGGGGGTATCAATTAAGGATGTGCTAATTAAATCCTTGACTGGTGCTGGTGGTTTAATGCTTGCACTGAATAGTGTTATGTTTTTATTACAAGTTCTTCCTGATCTTTTTTCAGGTACCACTCAATCAATTGAGGATCAAAAAAAAGCAGTTGATGAATTAAGAGATGCCTACACGAAATTAACAAAGGCTGAGTTAGAAAATAGATTAACTACCTACCAAACTCAATTATCTGAATTAGAATCACAACACCCGAATAAAACTATTGGTAGAACTTTTACTACAGCTGCAGGAACAATTGAAACTACATCTCAAAGAAAATTAACCCCGGAAGAAAGATTCGGAGACGATCTGGCTCGAGTAAATTCCCTAAATCAACAGATTGATTTATTAAAAGAATTAATCCGAGATAGAGGGATTGAAGAAGATAAGATTAAACAAATAGCACAATGGCGTGAAAAAATTGAATTAATGAATAATAATCCTGATAGCAAAAATTATTGGAAAAATTTAGTTAATGATGCAACAAGTTATGAAGACGCAGTAAAAAAATTAAATAATGCTATAGAACAGTACCAGAAAAAGACAGAGAAACCAAAAAAACCCAAAGAAGAAAAAATCCCCACTGCCGAAGAATTATTTGTGAAAGAAATGGAGCAAATTCTTCCATCATCAATTTTTGAAGCGCTTCAACCCCTAGCACAAGAAGAACCTCAAGCGCTGCCCGATGTTAAGTTATTGAGTGAACAGGAATTACAAAAATTAAAGATTAATAACATAGAGGACAAATTTGCCAGAGAAAAAGAATTAGCTGATTGGGAATTACAAAATGAGTTGTTGAAATATCAAAATTTTGCAAACTACGAAGAAATTAGAACTGAATTAGAGAAACAGCACTCAATTAAGAGAAAAGAAATTGCTAATGAAGAAGCAAATTTTAAGATAGCAACTTACCTTCAAACTCTTGATTTGCTCAAAGGAGCATTTGCTGAACATACCGCAATTGCAAAAGCTGCTTCAATAGCTTCTACAATTATTCAAACATATCAGGCAGCTACGGCTGCTCTAAGTCCTCCTCCAATTGGTGCCGGTCCGTTATTGGGACCGATATTGGCTGCAGCAACAATTGCAGCTGGAATGGCTAATGTAGCCAAGATGACAAGTATTAAAATACCCGGATTCGCTCTTGGTGGTAGATTACCCAAAGGTGAAAGTGGATTTATTGAGGGTTACAATAATGAAATTATTGCGCCTGAAAAAACCTTTGTTGAAATATTCAGGCAGGAATTGAGACCCCAAATCTATAATAATGCAGCTGTAAATTATGATCTAAGCGGAATCAAAGAATCTATAAATAAATTAAATATTGCACTTGAGAAAGGCATTATTGCACGTGCTTATTTGGATGATAGGGAAGCAAGAAAAATTACTGCAAAGGGAAATTATTTAAATAATAAATCAAAGTTATAGAGGAAGTATGCAATTAAAATTAAAAGAAATCCTACAAAACATAGATAGTATCGGTAAATTATTAAATAAAGAATTACCAGTAAAAACAGCTTACCGGCTTGGTAGATTATCAAAAGCTTTGCAAAGTGAATTAGATCAATTTAATCTTACCAGGAATAATTTGATAAAAAAATATGGAAAAGAAAAAGACGGACAATACCAAATTGATCCTGACGATAAAACAGCTTTAGAAAAATTTAACGCAGAAATTGAAGAACTGTTAGCTGTGGATATTAAAATTGATAATTATGATCCTATTACAGTTGATGAACTTGGCGAGATAAAAATAAGTCCAATAGATATGAGTAATTTATCGGTATTTTTCAAATAAATGTTATATCCGGTCAAAATAGAATTTAAGGATTATCCTTCTGGCAGCTGGCAGGATTGGAGCATATATCTCTCCGAATCCCCGCGCATTTCAAAGAAAGTTGAAAGTGATAATGAAGGTGAAGCCGGGTTGATTGTTTTTGACGATGCAGAAGTTTCTTTCCGGTATGAAGCAGGATCACCTGTTTATAATGCTCTTTCAATTGATCTAACCGCTAAGCAAAGATATTTGTTCAGAATTTCTGCGCCTAAGTCTGATAAAACTTATGTACAATTATTTGAAGGCATTGCTGATTTTAGCACTCTTAAATGGAATGAGTTTAATAATATTATAAGCTTTAACATTGTTGATAAATTAAGTGCTTTGAACTTATTGCAGGGAGAATTAACCAGGATTTTAGATACGCTTAATGCTCGTGTACTTGCACAATACCCCGATGCCGATGGTATAGAATTCAGAATTCTTACCAGCGATACATCAATAATTTGGATTAATGCCTATCGTTATACTACTGACCCTGATTATGAAATATTATATTTAACCGCTCCGATTATCTTCCCCGGTGAAATTATAAGAGACCCCTGGACAATGAGTTTATCTTTGACCGCTAATTACAATGTTAAATATGCGATAGTAACTGAATCTTTCATAGGAGGTGCGGGCAATGGAATACGATATATAGCACCCGAAGGGTTAGAGTTTCACTATGACCCAACCTGGGGAAATTATATCCCCATCAGATTTGGACCGGGATGTTTGGCTGAGTACGGTCAAAAAGAAATTTACGGTATTGATGTCCTTAATTATAACGCCGGTGTGCCTCAATCGATTAATGGCTTTAGTTTAATAGATGTAGTTATTAAAAAAGCATGGTCTGATGTTAATATTATATATAGAGGTATTACCTCTTATAATATTCCGTTAAATTATTTTATCCTTTTCCTTGATGAAAATCCACTTGGAAAAACTCCGCTTGACGCTCTTAAAATGATCGCCGATTCAATGAAGTGCTACATCTTCTTTGATCGAGCCGGTAATTTAATTGTGCAAAGCAAAGCGGCTCTTGCTACAGGTGGAACGGCAAGATCAATTGGCAATACTAAAATTGTTTCAGGACCAGAGAGAAAATATTTTTGGGATAAGCTTGTTGATGGAGTTACAATTAACGTTAAAAGCTGGGCAGTGGATGAATTGACAGGTGAAAATCTTGTGGGGGTTGGGGAATTAACAAAACAACCAGTTGGTTTTTCAGCGCTTCAGAAAATCAAACCAAAGAATTCCATTAAGAAAGATTTACTTGTTGGTGATCCCAATATTGACACACAGGAAGAGCTTGATAATTATGCTGCTACTGAAGCGTTATCTATGCTTAATTTTTATGGGTTGAGACACAACTCATTTGATCTTACACTTAACCTTGATGATAACACAATTAACTGGGAGCTTATTGATAGATTAACCCTTGACTCCTTAACAACATTTTTTACAAAACTTGAATTTGATCTTGTTGAACGGACAGCAACTTTAGAATCAGTTGAAATAACAGGACACGATTATGATTTTAGACAATTAGTCTTTGGAGCTGCAGAAAGCTCAGGATCTTCAATTATATCAAATTCAGGTTCCGGTGGTGGAGGTTACTATACGGGAATAACTCCGATATTTAGTTTCCCCTTACAAATGAGCGGTGGAATTGTTTCGCTTGGCATTACTGATAATTTAAAACTTACTTCCGATAAACTTGATACTGCACAAGCCATCAAGACAACAGATACCCCAACGTTTAATCAAATGCTGCTAAGTGCAGCGGCAACACTTTCTAATCATGCAGTTAGAGCTGATAGAACTTTGCAGATAACCACAACTGCCCCCTTAACTGGTGGTGGTATTGCTGTTGATTTAACTGCAAACAGAAGCTGGACGCTCGGGATTAACTCTGCAAATTTACTTGGTACAACAAATCAAGTTACTGTAGTGAACGGGAGTGGAGTAATTTTAGGGTTAAATAACGTAACATTATCTTTACCACAAAACATTCACACAGGCGCAACTCCAACATTTAATCAATTAGCCTTATCATCTGCAGGATCGGGCTCATCAAATGCTGTTAGAGCTGATAGACTAATATCAACTTCATATCCATTAACTGGTGGTGGTAACCTAACTGCCGATAGAACTATCGGATTATCTTATAATGCTACTAACCTCAAGCTAACAAGTAATGCTCTTGATACAATACAGTCCATAGCAACAACTGCATCACCTACATTTAATCAATTAACTCTTAGTGCTGCAGGTACAGGGACATCAAATGCTGTTAGAGCCGATAGAACTTTACAGATAACCACAAATGCACCTTTAACTGGTGGTGGTATTGCTGTTGATTTAACTGCAAACAGAAGCTGGACGCTCGGGATTAACTCTGCAAATTTACTTGGAACGACAAATCAAATTACCGTTACAAATGGTACGGGGGTTGTTCTTGGGACTAACAATGTAACTCTGAATCTTCCCCAGGATATTCATACCGGCGCAAGCCCTACTTTCGCAGGACTAACTATTAATGGTAATATTTTACAGTCCACAAATGCGTATATCAAAAACAATTTCAATCCGGGATGGACAGGTAGCGGATGGCAATTAGATTATGGAGTATCATATACTGGTAAATCTACATTGCAAGTTGATAATCTTTGGGTTCGTGGTTCGATGACAGTTTATGAATTAATAGTTAATCAGATAAGAGCTACAAATGGAAGTTTCTTTATTAGTTCCACAGCAGTGGTAAAAGATACTAATGACGGACAAGCCGGAGATATATCAATAATTTTTGAATCAGATAATAATCTATGTCCTTTTGCAGTTGGTGATATTCTTTTAATGCAGAGATTTGATATTAAAAATACATTGCTGCGAAAAATAGCCGGGCGCGTTGAACAAGTTTCCGGTAATATGATTGATTTCACTTATCTGGACAGATACAATAATCAAGAACCCATTAAGGGCGATGTCTTTGTAAGAGTAGCAAGTTCAGTTGCTGCAAGACAAGGTTCTATTTATTTAAGCAGTGATGATATTAATTCGCCGTTTATAGATATTAAAGACGGCGTAGCTACATATGCCGATTGGTCTGATGTAACTAAAATAAAAGTCAGACTTGGTAAATTAGCAGGAATAACTTTTAATGGTAATGCTTTAAGCGGTTATGGATTATACTCAGAAAATGTTTTTTTAAGCGGGCAAATATATTCTTCTCAGGGCGGATTTGGAGGTTCATTAAGTTCGCCTGCTGTGAAAGTTAATAGTTCTGGATTACAGATATACAAAGACGCAAGTAATTATATTAATGAATATTATACTTCTACAAGCGATTGGGGTATTAAGGGTGTATCTGCCGGTAGCACATTATTCCAACTTGGTAGCACAAATAATATTTCGGGGTGGGCATTTGATACCACTAAGCTTTCCAATAGCAATACAAGATTAGAAGCCTCATCCTCTTTAAGGGGACTAGCAGTATCTGGAACTGTAGCATCAACTAGTATAGATTTATTAAAGGTGGGTCAATTTACATTAAGTACACCGACTGATTATTATACTAATCAAACTTTTTCTTACGGTAACTCTGGTACATGGGGAACATGGGCACAAGCAGCAACTTATGTGAATCCTACTTTTGCTACAAGTTTCTGGTCAAGTGGTGCGAATACATCAATGAAATATTTCACTTGGTCTATAGCGGATGCCTCTCCTTATTATAATAAATATGTTAGAATAAAAGTAACATTAACGGTACCAGCGTCAGATAATGGCAGTAATTTAACTCCAACTTGTGTTGTTCAGCTTCAAAATGGTGGGGTTATTATAGACACGCAGACAGTAAATCCTACTGATGTTCAAAGTCAAACTCTTGTTATAGACAAAACTTTTTTATGCACAGAATCCAATATATATGTTATACTTGATTTGCGTTCAAGCGTTAACGCGTACACTTATAAAGCAATTTCAAGTTTTGTTGTAAATAATTTTTATGTTATAGATTCAACTCCAATAACTGAATTAACAAATGGAACATTTAGAATTTATGATTCCGGCGGCAGAAGATATCTTAAATATGATGCGACTGATGGATTAAAATTATCCGGCGGAATAAATATAGACGGTTTGATACTAAAAGCAACCTCAGATAATAGATTAGACATATTCTCTGGCAGTGATAATAGACTTGGATTAAAAGGATATACTATTCCATTATTAGCTGGAGCACAATCTCCAAGCGGTGGTTCAACTTATTATTGGGCTAATGGTGCAGGTGGTGCAGCAGGTTCGGCACTTTATCGAATATATGTGCCGAAATCAGGCAGAATACGTGCAATCGTAATTAACACTTATTCATTAAATTCTGCAACTATTTCAAGTGGAGCTTGGTCAATGGGATTCAGAATTAACGGAGGTTCACGAGTTGAAATTGCAGCTTTAGATTCAACCACAATTTCAGGAACGCAATGGAATGTATGGGCGAACTATAATATGTTTGTTTATGGTTACAATGTTAACGCCGGCGATTATATCTATATTGATGAAATGACGCCAACTGCATTTGGAACAGTTCCATCAACTACATATCGCAGTGGTTTAATTTATATAGAATAATAGAAAAGGAGTGAGTGATGTCTATAACTTATAATTCAACAACTAAAACAATAACTGTTTCAGGTGAAACTAACTGCAACTTTGAAGCATTATATCAGGCAAGTGTTGCTGGTGGATGGAATGTTATAGAAAAACCTTATGAAAACGTTTATTATTTAAATGCGATGCTTTCACTTGCAACAAACACTACATTTGTTGATACAAATAAAACTATACTAATAAATGGGTATTTAATTAATCAAACAAATACAAATATAATACTTGTTAATTCTGGATGTACTTTAACTTTAGGAAATTTAGCTGATAGCACATATAAAGTAGGAAATCAAGGGTGTGATTTAAAATTTATACATATACAAGGTCAAGTTGGAAGACCATTAATCTATAATAATGGAACAATTAATTTGTATGGCTGCAAGATTTCAGCAGATTCAACACAATTAGTTTATTTCTGGTCAGCAGGAACTTGGAAAATATATTCTTGCCTTTTACAAGCAATACAATTTGAAAGTGTTAATAATGTAAATAACGATGTAGCAAATACAATTTTTATAAATGTATATACATATAGTACAACATTACAATTATCAAATGTAAGATGGTTACTTGGTGTACCAAATTATGGACACAGTAATTTAACATTAACAGATTGTTATGTTATTAATCCAAATCCACTAAAAATATTTCGTAGTGGAGATACAAGTAAATTAAAATTAATAAATACTCCTTCAACAAATTACAGTTATACTTTAGGTGGTGCTAACGTTAATAATTCTGGTACAATAGAAATTTATTATACAATTTCACCTTCGGTTATTACAATAGATAAGCAACCGATACAAGGCGCAAACATTAAATTATTTGATAAAAATAATACATTAGTTTTAGATACTACAACAGATGTAAATGGAACAATATCTTCAGATATAATACAAAAACTATATAAATTTATGCCAGATAATACACTTGTAATAACAGATTATAATCCATTTACGCTTGTAGTTTCCAAAGATGGTTATGAAACCTATACAAGTACCTTTGATTTAACAGAAAAATATAGAAGTATAATTACTTTAACACCACCTGAATATATTTATTTAGATAAAATATCAATGGTAGAAAACCTTAATCCTAAAATTAACGATGAATTATTGTCTTGCAATATCCAACAAGATATAATATCAGCAACAATAAAATCGGAGAATTAA